CTATGTTCAAAATGTTTTAGATTAGAACATAAGTGTAAATGTGATGAATTTCAAGTTCAAACAAATGCATCGTGGACATTTAAGGATATTATTAAATATTATTCATTTCATGGAGCATTGAATGTTATTAAATCACGTGGATTTGGTTCAGTTGTTGATATGGCTGTTAACCAACCTTTCTTAGTTGAACGATTAGAACGAGCTATATTAACTAATCCTGATGTTTTGAACAATGAAAATATAGTGGAAGAAGAATTTTCAGATGTGTCTGGTACTTCACCAGAATACGATTCTTATTTCACTAAATTTAGACAAATTGCTCATGATTCTACTATGTCAATGAAGGAGAAATTTTTCCTATTAGGCGAAAAAGTTAAATCTTTAATTGGTGATCATCCTATTATTGCATTAACTTTAATGGGTGTATCTGCTATATTATCTGTCTATGCTTTAATTAAAAATTTCACTGGTAACTCTACTTTTGCTGAGGAAGGAAATGTTTCGTCCAAGGATTTTGGTGGCGCACCAACTCCATCTAATGATGAAAAACCTAATGTTTGGTTTAGAGATGATTATGAATTATCATCATTTGATATCAAACCTCTAGCTGGATCATGGAATTCTCTTGAACGTCAAGCTTTAGTTGATAAATTATCTGTTAATGTTGTTAATATTGTAGCTAAGCGATCAGTTGATGGTGGTTTTATGTTTCAACAAGGTCAAGCTTTGTGTATTGGTGGTCATATTTATGTAACTAATAATCATAATATGTCTGATGAATGTGACACAATAGAACTTAAAATCACTACCAACAAAGTCGTTGAAGGTGTGTGTGAGCAAATTACCACACTGATCAATCAAACTGATATTATACGTTTTGTAGATCAGGATGTTTGTTCATTCAGATTGCGTTGCATGCCACCCCGTAAAGATATCTCTGAATTATTTGTATCAAAGAATAACAGGGCTATTATGAAGGGTGTTATGATCACTCGTAATAATGATGGTATTATTGCAACTAAAGATCTACATAACATCAAGAAGACTCAAAATATGCAAGTAGCTAATGTTAAGTTTACTACTGGATGGTTATCATTTGTTGATGAACCTACCACCTATGGTGATTGTGGAGCTATTCATGTTGCACTATCAGCTTTGGGTCCACAGATTCTGGGACTTCATGCATTAGGTGATGGTGCTACTAGAGTTGTTTCAACCAACCTTACTTATGAGATGGTTAGTGAAATTATCAAATCTTACGATCAACCCATCATTAGTTCTGGTGAACCTATGTTATCAAGTGAAAGTGCTCCTCATGAATTAGGACCATTACACTCGAAATCGCCTTTAAGATATATTCCCGCTGGTGTTGCAGCTGTGTATGGATCTTATTTAGGTTTTCGTAGTAGACCAAAATCACGTGTTTCTGCTTCAATTCTTCAACAATCTATGATTGAGGAAGGGTATGAAGTGAAACATGGTGCCCCAGTTATGGTAGGGTATACACCCTGGCGTACTGCTGCTCTAGATATGGTCAATCCAGTAACAAAAATGGATATTTCAGTACTAAATGAATGTAAGAAATCATTTATAGCTGATATCTTTAAAGGTTTATCTAAGGATTCACTTAAGGAAGTTATGATTTATAATGATTTAGTTACTATGAATGGCGCTCCTGGTGTTGCTTTTGTTGATAAAATGAATCGCAATACTAGTTGTGGTGCTCCATGGCGTAAAGGTAAAAAACATTTTTTGATTGAACTTCCCGCTACTGAAACTTATCCTGATGCTGTAATGTTTAATGATGAGGTTATGTCTCGTGTTAATACAATTATTGCTAAATATAAAAATGGTGAACGAGCTATGCCCGTTTTTACTGGACAATTGAAAGATGAAGCTTTAGCTTTTCGTAAAATTGTTGCTGGTAAAACACGTGTATTTGCTGGTGCTCCTGCTGATTGGTCATTTGTAGTACGAAAGTATTTATTATCTGTTATCCGTTTAATTCAAACAAACAAATTTGTTTTTGAAACTGGTGTGGGTACAAATGCTTGTTCTACACAATGGCAAGAAATTCGTGATTATTTGACTGTTTTTGGTGATGATAGAATGATTGCAGGTGATTATGGTTCTTTTGATAAGACTATGCCACCTGATGTGATTCTAGCTGCTTATGATATCATTTATGCTATCTGTAAAGAAGCTGGTTATTCTGAATCTGATTTATTAGTTGTACAAGGTATTGCCGAAGATACTGCATTCCCATTAGTTGATTTCAATGGGGATCTGGTTCAATTTTACGGTAGTAACCCTTCTGGACACCCTTTAACTGTTATTATTAATAGTTTGGCAAATAGTTTGTATATGCGTTATTGCTATACGATTATGAGTCCAGATAAATCATGTGTAAACTTTAAGAAACATGTTAATTTAATGACATATGGTGATGATAATGTTATGGGTGTATCTGTTGATGCACCATTTTTCAATCACACTGCTATTCAAGATGCTTTAGCCAGTGCTGGTATCAAATATACCATGGCTGATAAAGAAGCTGAGAGTATTCCTTATATCAATATTAACGATGTTTCATTTTTAAAACGATTTTGGCGATGGGATGAAGACTGTGGTGCTTATTTGGCACCATTAGAAGAGTCATCTATTGTAAAGAGTTTGACAGTTACAGTTGCTTCCAAGACAATTTGTCCTGAAGCACAAGCTGTAGCAACTATGTCATCTGCTCACTGTGAGTATTTCTTTCATGGAAAGGAAAAATTTTTAGAGAAGAGTGCTATGTTTCAACGTTTAGTTGCTAAAAATAAATTGGAATATTATCTTGAAGATAATACATTTCCAACGTATGAGCAACTACGCGAGAGATTCTGGCGCAATTCTCAATAGGCTATCACAATATGTCTAACTTATATGTTTAAACCAAATTTGTGCGTATAATATATTTACTGCGTTTTATTGAGTTGTCTA